TAGGCATCCACTCCATCAGCATTGCCAACCGCACAGAACATCGCACCATTCCAAGTGATACCCCAAAGACCAATATTTTTGGGAACGGCAACTGTTTGCTCAGTCCATACTTCTCCATTAGGTGAGGTGAGGATATAGGCATCAACACCATCATCCTCACCCACCGCACAGAATACCGAGCCATCCCAAGTGATACCATAAAGACGAATATTTTTAGGATTCGCTCGTTCTGTCCAGTTTTCTCCATTAGGTGAGGTGAGGATATAGGCATCGGTGCCATCATTCTCACCAACCGCACAGAACATCGCACCATTCCAAGTGATACCAAAAAGATGAATATTTTTAGGATTCGCTCGTTCTGTCCAGATTACTCCAGCTTGGTTAGAATTAATAAATGCTATTGTATTTGCAGTATATTTTTTAGGTGTGAGATAAATTCTTGTCCGTGCAAAATTCCAGTTATAGAGGGTTAAAAGTCTGTCTCTTAGTTGGGAATAAAGATTTTCTAAATTAATAAACTCTTTATCGGCTAAAGCGGTTATTTTTCCAGACTTGATTTTGCCTAATGCAAGATTAACAATATCTATATCTGTTAGAGCCATAATTCCCCCTTATTTATCTGCAGAGGATTCTTTTGACTCTGATTCATTTGGCGTTAAAGGAGAACCTATTTTTATTTGCAGTTCTTGCAATAACAGTTGTCTCAAATTAACATTATTTGATATTGTAATCGCTAAATTAGCAGCTAAATTTAAGACAAGCGAATCAATAAAGAGACTCGGAAATAATAAAGGGTCTGTAATCTGTCTTACATATTGAATAATAATCTGGTCGTATTCGTCAATTTCGTTGGTAAGAAGATAAATTCCCTCACCTTTCCATCCAGGCAATCTATATTTTATTATCCCATTTACTGAAAAAGTATCAATATAATCTGTTGGTTTCTTATACTTGTAAGAACGAGTAAAACCATAACTAAATGAAGATTTTAAATACAATTTCAATGTACTGCTATTAACTAATGTTTCTGCTACAGCTTTATCTCGAAGCACAAGAGTAAGCGTTCCGGCAGTAACAGTTTCAATACGGTATTCTCTGTTATTACTGGCTGACCCTACAACTAAAACTAAATCTCCAGCCTCAAATCCATTGGTTACAAAACCACTGCCACTATCAGTAATTGTAGCAGGAGTACCATTGACAAAAGTTATTGTTTTTGCACTGCAATTAAGTAATCCAGCAGCCGAGACTGCTCTGGTTTTTAGCGCAAATTCCCATGGGCGAAACGATAAAACTTCATCTCTTGCTTGGTTATACATATTTTGCAGGTCAATATCAATTCTTTCAGCAAAGGTAAGTATTTTGTAAGAACCAATCCTAAGTAACCCCATATTAGCAATATCAATATCTGTAATAGGCATTTTATATATCTCCTTTTTTTTTAGTTAAGGGCTTAATCCTGTATCTCTTTTGGCAAGCTGTAGTATTCCTTCTAATCTTCCCGACCCCCATCTTCTATCATAAGGTTTGCCTAATATATCAAGTTCTGCTCTTAATTGTTCAATTTTTTCATCTTCACTTTCTTCTTTAGTCTCTGCTTTTAAGGCGTCATCTTCTTTTTTGCTGTTAAAAAACGGTCTTATAGAAGGCGGTATCGCAGATTCATTAGGAACGGTAATAAGCTCATTTTCTTCGATAAGGGTGTCCCAGAAACATTTTTTTATACAGATGAAATCCATGTAGCCTCCTTTGTATTATAGCCCTGCGGTATGAACACGATAAGTAACAATAACATCAAGAGTTGTATCATTAGATGCGTTACCAGTATAATTATCACCTGTGTTAAGCAAAAATAATCCTTTATTTTTTACCGCAACAAGGTCAGTTGTTGCAGTCCATGATGGGAGTATTAATCGTGCTTCATCATTTGTTTGGTCAAGAAAATTCGTTGCATCAATTGCAGCCGTAATATCCGTGCCTGCTGTTTCATATTCAATTACCATATCATCAGGAGCCGTTGGTTCGGCTAATACCTCAGAACCATAATCAAGCACTAAAACAGCACTCACAAATTCAATAATTGTATCAGCCCCTTGAGCTACTACAATCTGTATGGGTGTTGCCAATGCCTTAATCTGAGCCGATGTCAATGTTACGGTTGCAGTATTAAGAGTAGAAGTCCCTATCTTTGGACTGGTTATAGTTGGTGCTGTTGCCAAAACAAGACTACCTGAACCAGTCTCATTACTAATAACACCAGCTAATTCAGAAGATGTTGTCGCCGCAAAGACATCTAATTTATTAGTAGTTAAAGTAACTGTTCCTGTAAGGTCAGGAAATGTCCATACTTTAGACGGTGTAGTTAAATCGCTACTTGTAATTGTTCCAGAAAAATAAGCTAAACCACCTATCTTGGGTGCAATCACAATTGTATCATCAGTTGCAGTTTGATTCTGTATATTGAGTGTCCCAGAGCCTTTTAAGTTAACAGATAAATTAATATTTGTATCTGTTCCCACTGCATTAACAGTTAAATTTGTTGCAGTAGGGGAGTTAAGAAACTGTAAATAATTTACCGCGGTAGTTTGAGGAGAAAACCCAAACATAACATTTCCATTGGCATCAAGAATAGATGTGCCGATTTTTGGGCTTGTCAGGGTTTTATTTGTAAGCGTATCTGTTGTTGCAAGTCCAACAAATGTATCTGAAGCATTTGGAAATGTCCATATTCTATCTGCGGTTGGGTCTGTTACTGCTAAGGATGTTTCATAGGCATCATTTGTAGCTCCTTCAAACTCAATAGGTGTTGCAGTAAGAAAAATTGTCTTTTTTGCAAATGTCTGAATATCATAGACTGTGGTTGCATAAACAATACTTGCGATTGAAAGTATTGAAATAATAGCCAAAATTATCTTTTTCATTCATTATCTCCTTGTTAAAAATAAGGCGAGTCCTTAAACCCGCCTTATTTTTTTCTGGTTATGATGTTTGTCCCCATCTTAGCCGTGCATCAACCGTTACTGAAAATGCTTGCCCACCATCGGTTACATCGTAATACATTCGAATATATCGTTCAAGTCCTGGTGGAAGAGCGATATTCAACACCTCATATCCCGCTACCATCGGTGCTGCAAGAACGGTTTTTGTGATTTCTGTATCAGTAAAAGCATCAGCAACAGCATCATCAGATGATGACTGGAGGGTGAATTTAATACTTGTTCCAGTTTTGGTTGTTACTGTTGGCAGAATCACTACGAGTCTTAACTGCCCACCTTCAGGACCAAACTCGCTTAACGCAGTTCCTCTATCATCAGTTAATGCTCCTAAATCAACGACATTGGTGGAGGCTGCATCGGCTGTTACTGATTGTCCGCTTGAGAATACTAATTTTTCATCCGTCATATTAATCTCCTTTTATGTTACCTCTGTTTCAGAATTTAATAGAATACTTGAATCTATTTTTCTGATAGGAATTGAATCAAAATACATAACAGGCTCGCCAAAGAGTCCTGCACCTTTACCTGGCATCCAGTGGACATTGTTCTTGTCCTTCATCCTGATTCTTGCCGCTGAGATGATAGCCTCATTCATGTAGATTTTTGCCCCTGCACTGATTTTCATTCTATCAATAAGTGTAATCAGGGAATCCTCAAAGGCTACAGCACCTGCTGTCGCAGAGGGTATATTGGCAACCCTGCCAATACTTCTTGGGTCTCGGATAACCAATCCTGCCTTGATTTTGAAATTATCCTCATAAACTCTTAATTTGCTGCCATTTGAATCTGTGGCTATTCTTTCACCTAAATCTGTGTGCATGACTGGGTATCCATCTGAGCTACCTGCCTCGCTATTCTTTGGATACACACCAAAGACCGTGTCCTCGTCCCAGTTGACAACATAAACAGAGGTTAATGCTGCTCCAGCACCTGCAGTTACAACATATCTGCCAAGTGAAGCAAGACGTGGCGCAATGCCATGTGGTTGTTTAGGTGTTACTTTATTGTTTGAGTAAAGAAATGCTGAACATAGAGATTGAGCTAATCCCTCAATAAAGGCTTTAGCCTCAGTCATCCGTGCTTGCTTGGGATTAGGCATATTATTGATGAACTCAATATCATAGGAAGCAAATGTCTCGCAGATGCCGATTACATCCAATACTTCGTCAACCTGCGATTTTTCGCTTGCTACATACTGATTTAATCCTCTCCATGTGCCTGCTGGTAGATTTGCCCTTCGTGTGGTTTTATGGCTCCACAAGTCATTAGAAGGGAAAAATGGTATATCCAGCAACATACTTATTGCTTTAGCCATGATTTCAGCAATACTTGATTGCTTACCATCAGGGTCTATTCGTTTAGCTTGCTCAAGCAGAGTATAATCTGCTGCTAATGTTGCCATATTCTTATCTCCTTATTGTTATTTTGCCATTGATGGGAACATCTTATCCAAGACATCGCCACCACCTGCGCCAGAAGGAGAGCCTTTAATAAATTTGTCATCTCCAATAAGGTCAAATGTTTTACTGAAAAACCATACCATTACAGGGTCATCACCAAAACCATTCTGTTCAACCCATGTCTTGATTCCCTCCTTCCCGCCAAATTCCTTTGGCGCATCAGAGTTTTCAAGAAATTTGTAGAATGACCGAACGGCTTTCTCGGTGTTTTCCTTGTATGAATTGCCCTTCCAGATGGTTTTGAGAGTGTCGGTTGCTTTATCTCTGTTATCTTTGATACCTTTCATAACGTCGTTATGAATATTTATCATGTACTCACTGTGCATCTTAGCAAGTTCTGTAACCTGCTTTGGTGTAAAGTTGTTTTTGTGAGCGATTTCTTTAAATTTGCTCTCAAGAAGCTCATCAATAACCATACCTTCAGGTAACGTTTCCGGTCTTTCAATTTTGTAACCATCTGCCTTTTCTGGCACTCCAATTGATTTTCTATACTCACTTACTTCCTCTGGTGTTGGCTTCTCTCCCAATGGCTTGATATAGCTTTTCGTCTTTCCATCAAGCTCAAGAAACTTACTCCCTAAATCTCCAATTGTTTTGAATTGAGACAAGGTTTCATTTTCTTTGTAACTATCAGGAAGCTGAGCTAACCATGCTGGTCGTTCCGCACTTTTATCACCATCTTCTTGACTCCCATCATTTCCATTCAGGTCGTCCAATTCTTCTCCCATTTGTTTTTCTCCCTTAAAATAAAAAACCCCTTAACTCGTCTCCGACACCACGTAGGAGATAAATTAAGTGGTAGTTTAAAATTGACATATTCTTAATCCTTTGCTTTGCCTCTGTTTATATATAAATCAATTTATGTTATTTGTCAATCAATTTTATCTTCTTGCTCCACAGTTAACGGTAACTTCAGCAAGGCATCAAGTATTGCATCTGTAACCATTTCTGCAGTCATATTGCTATAATTAAAAACTCCAAGACGTTCAATAATAATTTTAAAATAGTTATTCCTGCTGATTGCATCAACATCATCAGCAGATATACTGCTATCAAAAAAATGGCATTCGGCAGCCATCTGCCTAAAAACCATCTTACCCGATGGAGAGCTAAAAATATTCCTCCATGCTATACGTTCATCAAGAATAAGTTTTCGTTTTTTTTTGTCAGACAATAGGTTGTTCATTTACTCCCGACCCTGCCTCTGCCAAAAGGGTTTTAATTTGCTCAATTCCGCCAGCATTTTTTACAGCTTGGCTCAATTTCTTCATTATATCGCTTGTTATATCGGCATCTACCTTTTGTTTATCAGCTGTCTGCTGTGCCTGTCGTGCCTGTTTCATCGAGGCAATAACTTCTGGTGAATTTAATGCTGTCTGCGGAAAACCATTAGAAATCAGAAGCTGTTTTAATGCTTCAGACCAATTAACTTCATCTGCTGTCTCAGGGAATGCTGTAATTATAGGCAATGCCAGGTCAAGCCCAAGTCGTATCCCTTGTGTTTCAAAGAGTCTGCGTTGCGCCTGAGCAAGAGGGCCCATATAGACAATATCAATATTACTGCCACCATATTGAGCTAAAATATCTGGAAGTGGCGGTGTCCTACCTGCTTCATTTTCAAGATAAATGACATAATCGAATATTTTATCTGTTACTGTTGTTAAGTTCCCGATACTTGCTGATAACACAGAGGCTTTTTCCCCCGTACGTTCTATAATTTCTCGTGCAGTCATTTCTCGTTCAGCACGTTGGAGCATCAGGAAAAAATCCACATGGAAATGCTTTTCTATAATTTCTCGTTTTTCTTTTTCTCTATCTAGTCCCACTGGAAAATTTATTCCTGTATTGATTGGACTGATTATTCTGTTATAATCGCCTCCATAGTAATTCTTTCCAAATGGAGACAATCTTTCTTTCCCTTTCATCTCAGTTGGTATATTTAGTGGCGGTCTGACTGCCATCTGTGCCGCACCAAGCAAGTCTTTGGCAATAGCATTTAAACTCTTAATTTCTGGCAATGCAAATGCAGCAGGAGACCGACCATAGACTTCATCCCCTGATTTAGAATAACGAGTTACCATATACGGGAAAACATTATATCCACCTTCATATAATATTTTGTTTGAGTTAAATTCGAGCCATATTGAGGCATATTTTTTGTTTATTGAACTAAGTTTATTATCATTAAAATCATTTCGCGGGAATACTGCATTCAAGAAATCAAATAATTGATATGGATTGTTTGTTAACGAGTTTTTAATAATTTCAGATAGTTTTTCTTTCCCAAACCTCTGCTCTGCTTGTCGTGCAGTTAGTTTGACTTTCCTAAAAAAAGTGTCAACATTGCCATGTTTATCTTCTGCAATATACCCTTCTCTTGGGTGCAGAGTATTGAAACATAGTTTATTTGAGAATAAATCTTCTTCTATCGTTAATGATGCAGTCCCGATACTAAAAAAATCTTTTAGAAAAATTCTCATCTCGGAATAAAAATTAGAATCCTGTAATGCAGAATAAATTACACTCTGTAAATCCTCGATATACATTCTAACGGAAGGTTCATTCTCGGTGTGCTGTAACTGTCTCGGCAGTCTAAAATTAAACCATTGCGTCGCAGAATTAAACATATACCCATGTGTACCATCGGCTGCTAAGTTCAATGCGTAAATTGCTGTGCCATCGTAAGCTTTATTGCCCTGTGTCTGCCCTTTGTTTTGCGTCCATTGCAAATCTTCTCTTATGGGGCAGACGTAGTCCGCTATTTCTTGCCAGATACCTCTATCCCAGTAATGCCGTTCCGTCTCAAGGAATGAGAATTGTTTCTTTAATTGATTAATTCGTTCTTCTTCAGTCATAATTTCTTCATCTGCTAAATAGATTTTATTTATGAATATAACGATTTTTTGCTTATTGATGGTTCTCCAAGATTTTCCCAGTCAGTAAGTATTGTAGCAGTTCGCCCTGTTCTTTTTTTCTTTACCAATTCATTTAATTTTCGCTGTTTCTCCGCTTCGATTGCTTTTTCTTTAGCCTCTAATGCCGCTAATTGCTTCTTCTGGAGTTCCATTTGCTCTTTTTGAAGCTTATAGGCATGTCTAGCAGAGGACGTAGCGCCAGTACCCCCCCCTTTACATAGAGCAAGTTTACCAAACCATTGGTAACACTCCTTGCGTAGGAGCTTGCCGGTTGTCATACTAAATACAATTTTACGATATATTCTCATAACTAAACTCCTCCATTTCTAGATTTTCTCTAAGTAGTCCTCCTAGAATAAAATCTGTTAGTCTGCCATTAATCAGTTTGTAATCTGGAAGGAATTGAAATCCTGCAAATCCAAGATTTTTCATAAGTCGAAGAACTGCTTTATTTGAAGCTTGTGTAATTGCATAGATAAATTTTAAATCGTGTTTCTTGAAATAATAAGATAAAGAATTTTTTAAGTGCAAAATAGTTTCTTTAGGATGGAGACTATGACGTTTTGTTATAATTGACACTTCTGCAAACCCATCTTCAAAGTTAGTAAGATAACCACAGCCAATTACCTGCCCTCCATTTATTCCGACAAGGACATCGGTTGCCGTGTTGAATAAATGATAATTCAGTTCCGATATTTTGTCAAGTTCTAATTCCTCTATAAAATAATTAGGCTTATTTCTAATAATCTCCCAAAGTGGAGCAATATGAATTTCTTGAAGTGGCTCTATGGCAATCATTTTTTGGTCTCACGGCGAAACGAATATTAAATCATTTGTTAAACTGTTATGCGGAGAGGCTAAATTATTATATGGGGAGGCTAATCTGTTCGGTGTTAAGTTCACACTATCGTTTCTTTGGTTAATATTAGCTTGTGGAGCTTGAAAGAGTGGAATAAAAACTATTCGTTCAGCTACGCAGCCAATATTTAGAAGAATCCCCAATATGATAATAGCTTTACTAAATATAGTTAAACGGCTCATATACAAAATCCTTTTCGATAATAACAGGTTCTTCAATAAATCTTGTCCCCGTAAGGGTGAAGCGATACAAATTTTCCATGAAGTGGTCATCGCCTGATTTGCTGGGTTTCCCATCTTCATCATAAACCCATCTCATTATTTCATGGATATGGCGTTTACAGGTCTCGAAGAAAAACAAACTTGGGATATTATTCATTCCCATAAGAAAGTTCTTTATATTTCTCACACCCGATTCCTTATCTTTGGAGGCGACGAAAAGGGTTATATCTTCTTTTTGTAACAGATTTTTTATAATTGAAAATGAATCTTCGACATCGAAACGGTTTTTCATAAACTGACTATCACCTTTTGAAAGCGGGTCAATGAATACAGTCTTTAAATCCCATAGATTCTGCCGTTTGCGTCTAATTATTGCGTCTGCAATCTCTTCAGGAGAAATATTTTCCCATACTTCATCAATTACAAATTGTCGCCCCATGCGGTCAACAGTATAGAACCCGATTGCTTGTGGTTTGTTTAGGTGCAAATCTATCATTACAACAACAGGATACCCAAAAGGTAGCTTAAAGGGTTTAATGATATGAGTATCGGCATTAAATTCTTTTAATACACGCCCAGCAAGAATCCTCCATCCACCCTTTATTCTTGCAACAATTTCATCTTCATCTTTCAGGCTTCGTTTAAATTCTTCAATGGATTGTTTATCTAAATATGGGTTTTCGTCCATTGCAATATCGCCAATAGCAAAAACTTCTTTATCGGTACACAAAACAATATCGTCAAGTATCCATGGCTCTGAGAGTGCAGTCATGGTAAAAAGAACAACTCCTTTAAAATCTATCAAGCCCCGTTTATTTGCAATATATTTATCTTTAGCACATGGCTCGTCAAGCAGAAGAAAGTGTCCCGACCAACCTTCCATCTGACGGGTTTCCTGTTTATGTGTAAGAATTTCTATCGTTGAGCCGTTCTTGAATTTAAAATTCGATTCTACTCCAACATTATTTTTTTTCGTTTCATAACTTCCATAAGGAAGCCATTCTATGAGTTTCGGAACAATAACTTCTCCGGCACCCTTTTCCCAATCAGTTGTCATTATTCGTACACGAATTGGTTTATTCCCAAATATAGTTTCTTTTTTATCCCACGGCTGATAACCAAGACATAGGGAACCAACAACAACCACACCTATTGTTGATTTCCCAATTCTGTTCCCGCCAACCATAACAATAATTTTTTTATTATTGCTATTAATTGCCTCTATAACTCGCTGCTGATACCAAAGCGGTTCAAAAAATTCAAGTTTATTGCGGTCTTTGTATTGCTTGAGTTTTAACTGGAGTTCGTATTCTTTGCGGGTTTGCTTCTCAAATTCTGCTTCAAGTGATTTGAGTTTTTTTTCTAAATCATTTTCCATGTTGCTTTTAATTATATTCCGCTTTTGGTTATTGTCAATAAAATTTAGAAAAAAAACTTGACAAATAAACAATCTATTGTATGATAAAGAAAAAGGAAATGATATGGTCAAAAAATCAAACTACGAAATTTTTAAAGGCACTTTGGAGCTTGGCATAACTTTGCTCACCGCAAGGGTCAGGCAGGATTTGACCATCCTGAATTTCGCCGGAGTGCCTTTAGTTTTTCTGGAGTAGTATATGCCCAAATTACCAAGCTTGCAATTTTATCCCGCTGATTGGAGAAAAGACATGGCAGTTCAATCCCTGAATTATGAACAAAAAGGAATCTGGTTTGAAATTCTTTGCCTGATGCACGAATCAGAGGAAAGAGGAAAATTAATCTTAAATGGAAAGTCGATGTCTTTGGAAGCTCTTGCAAAGCTCTTAGGATTGCAAGAAGATAAGATAAAGGTTGAGATAAAGGTATTAATTGAAAGAGGTGTTTGTAAGGTTGAAAAAGTGAATGAAAATTTAGAAATAATTTATAACAAAAGAATGGTAGAAGATGATAAAAAATATAGAACTTTTATTAAAAAATGTTCAAAAGCAGGCAAGAAAGGTAAG